AGATCAGTACCTCGGAAATCCGAACCTCAAGAAGGCACACACTCCTTCTAGGTTTACAAAAAAACAAGTTGAAGAAGTGCTTAAGTGTTTAGAAGATCCTAAATACTTTATAGAAAATTACTTAAAGATTGTTACGATTGATAAAGGTCTTGTGCCTTTTCAAATGTATGATTTTCAGCGGAAGATGGTAGATACTTTCCACGACAATAGGTTTACAATATGTAAATTACCTAGACAGAGTGGAAAGTCAACTATTATTGTCTCTTACCTCTTACATTATGTTTTATTTAATGATAATGTAAATGTTGCAATCTTAGCAAATAAATCTTCAACAGCGAGAGATTTGTTAGGTCGTTTGCAACTAGCTTACGAACATCTACCAAAATGGATGCAACAAGGCGTTCTCAACTGGAACAAAGGATCACTTGAACTAGAAAACGGAAGTAGAATCGTAGCGGCGAGTACATCTTCTAGTGCTGTTCGAGGAAGTACCTTTAATATTATATTCTTAGATGAGTTTGCTTATGTGCCTAATAATATCGCTGAAGAATTTTTTAGTTCTGTTTATCCTACTATATCTTCTGGACAATCATCAAAGGTAATGATAGTATCTACACCACACGGAATGAATATGTTTTATAAAATGTGGATGGATGCTGTCAATAAAAAAAGTACCTTTGTGCCTCTTGAAGTTCATTGGAGTGCAGTACCAGGTCGTGATGAAAAATGGAAAGAAGAAACAATTAAGAATACAAGTGAATCACAATTTCAGACCGAGTTCGAGTGTGTTGATGGTGGTACAATGGTTGAAACAGAAGATGGTAAAATAAAAATAGAAGATTTATATAAAAAACTGTGAGTGTGAGTTCTTAGGACTTATAAATAGTTATATGAAGAATATATATCTTTACCACCTAGAACAAGATAATGTAGTTAAGTATGTAGGATTAACTATTAATAAAAATCTAAGAGCATCTACCCATAGAAGAAAGAAGCCACCACATATATTTTCAATTAAAGATTGTTTTCATAATGGTAAAAAGGCTGCAATTAATGAAATTGAACATATTGAAAAACATAAAACATTTTATAATGGTTGGAATAAAACAAAAGGTGGCGAAGGTTATTTTATGGGGTTAGTAGATAGAAAAGGTGTTGGTGGTAGGAAAAAAGGTGGCGGTGGAAAGGTTTGGAATAAGGGAGTGAAGCGGTGTTTTAGTGAGGAAACCATTAAACAAATGTCGGCCAAGAGGAAAGGAATAATACACTCATCAAAACTTAATGAAAAAATAGTAAAAGAAATTAGAGAGTTTTATGATGAAAACCCTAAAGTTAATTTTGAGGTTAATAAAGTAATGCGTAATGGTAAAAAAATGTCTTATGAACAAGCGTTCTCAAAAACTTATCACACAAAGTATGGGCTAACATCTAACGGTTTAAAAAAAATAGTTGAAAAAAAAAGTTGGCATAATGTTTAGAACTAATACAAATAATATAAAAATATTAAGTCCAAATGGATTTTCTAATTTTAATGGTATTCAAAAGGTTGAAAGAAACCTTTATCAACACATTATCTTTGATGATGATACTGAAATAAAAACTTCTATTAACCACCCTTTTGGTAAAGATAAAATATTAGCAAGAAATGTAAAAGTAGGAGATTATTTAAGTAGTAAAAAAGTATTATATAATGAGTTGGTTAATGAAAAAATATTTTTATATGACCCTATAAATGTAGAAAAAGAAAACTTATATATTACTAATGGTGTTGTTTCTCATAATTGTGAGTTCTTAGGTAGTGTTGACACATTAATTGCTGCAACTAAAATTAAAACAATGCCAGTAGCAACCCCTAAACGAAGTGGTGGTTTAGATGTTTATGAGATGCCAAAACCAAAACACATATATACAATGACGGTTGATGTATCAAGAGGGTTGTCAAACGATTATTCGGCATTTGTTGTTATAGATTGTACATCGGCGCCCTACAAAGTAGTCGCAAAGTATAGAGATAATGAAATTAAACCTCTTGTTTTTCCAAGTATCTTAGATAAGATTGCCAAACATTATAACAATGCGTTTGTATTGATAGAGATAAACGACTTAGGTCAGCAAGTTGCTGACAATATGCAATTTGAGTTAGAGTATGACAACATGATGATGGTAACGCAACGAGGCCGTTCAGGACAAGTTTTAGGTGGGGGTTTTAGTGGTAGAGGTAATCAATTAGGTTTGAGAATGACTAAAGGTACTAAGAGAATCGGCACTTCTAATCTCAAAAGTTTAATTGAAGGAGATAAGTTAATCATTCAAGACTTTGATATTATTTCAGAATTATCAACCTTTATATCAAAAGGAAAATCTTTTGAAGCAGAAAGTGGCGCTACAGACGATTTGGTTATGTGTTTAGTTATATTTTCGTGGTTAGCAAATCAACGATATTTTAAAGAATTGACGAATGTTGATGTTCGTGGACAAATGTTTACCGAACAACAAAACGCAATCGAGGCAGATATGGCACCCTTTGGATTTATTGATAATGGAATTGATGATCCAAGTGGACATAATAACTCGTTTTTTGATGACGCAGGTGTACTATGGCAACCAGTTACTTATCGCAAAGGCGAATAGTGTAGTTTTCATATTACATAAATATTGACAAAGGGTTATAACAAATAAACTTAATATATTAAGGAGAACTAAAACATGGCTTTTCAAGTATCACCAGGCGTTCTCGTTACTGAAAAGGATCTAACAAATGTAATTCCTGCCGTTTCCACAACTAGTGGCGGTATTGTAATTACAGCAGAAAAGGGACCAATTGATGAGATAACTACTATTTCATCAGAAAAAGAATTATTAGATACATTTGGGAAACCAACTGCTGATAATTTTGAAGAATGGTTTACAGCTGCAAACTTTTTAGGATACGGAAACAATCTAAAGGTAGTAAGACCTATAACAGGAATGGTAAATGCTGTTTCTATAGGCACATCTATCTTAATAAAAAATACAACGGACTATTTAGCGACTTATTCGTCTGCCACAGGCGCAGGACAAGTAACTGATATAGGTCCTTTTGCTGCAAGAGAGGCAGGACTATTAGGAAACAGTTTAAAAGTTTCTATGTGTACTAACTCTACTGCTTTCGGTCCACACTCAATGAGTGGTAATCTAGTTGCTGACGCTTCTGCTGCTATCGGAGATACATCAATTACTGTTGATGATGGTAGTCTAATGCAAGTTGGCGACATCTTAGAGTTTGGAGATGCCTCTGGATGGACTGATGCACCTGCTGGACACTATTACAAGATAACAGCAATATCCACTAATGATCTAACAATTGCAAGATTTAATATTTCTACAGGTGTTACAGAAACAGGCGGTCTTAGACACGCTGTTGTTGACAGTGCTAAAATAAGAAGGCATTGGGAGTATTACTTTCAATTTTCTGCACCACCAACAACCACAGATGATGTATCTGCTGCTGGCGGTTCATTAGATGAAATGCATATCGCAGTAGTAGATGAAGATGGTGCAATTACAGGAACAGTTGGATCAATACTAGAAACTTTTGAAAGTGTTTCACAGGCAACTGATGCTAAAACTGCACAAGGTTCAAGTAACTATTACCCAAATGTGCTTTATGCACAATCACAGTATATTTACTGGATAGATCATCTTGCAACTTTATCAGATGGACTTCCTAAAAAAGGTCAAACTTTTGATAATAGTGTTGGCGACCCATATGTAGTATCTAACACTTCACTTGATGGCGGTACTGATGACTTTGCTGCAACTAATGCTGAGATTGCAACTGCATACGAAAAGTTTAGTGATACAGAAAATGTAGATGTATCTTTACTTCTTTGTGGTCCTTCACAGACAGACACTGACGCTACTGGCGACACAAAAGCAACTGCTGTTATGGATATTGCAACTGCAAGAAAAGATTGTGTTGCATTTATTTCACCTGCGAGATCAGATGTTGTAGATGTTGCTAACGCAATTACACAAGCTGCTAATGTCAAATCATTTGCTGAAGGTTTACCTTCAACATCTTATGCAGTAATCGATAGTGGTTATAAGTATATGTTTGACAGGTACAATGATGTTTACAGATATGTTCCTCTAAACGGTGACATCGCTGGTCTTTGTGCAAGAACAGATAGTATTGCAGATCCTTGGTTTTCACCAGGCGGATTTAGTCGTGGTCAAATCAGAGGCGCAGTAAAACTTGCCTTTAATCCAAATCAAACTCAAAGGGATGACCTCTACAAAGCAAGAGTAAATCCAGTTGTATCATTTCCTGGTCAAGGAACTGTATTGTTTGGTGATAAGACTGCTCAATCAAAACCAAGTGCGTTTGATAGAATCAATGTAAGAAGATTGTTCATTGTTCTAGAAAAAGCGATTTCTACTGCTTCTAAGTTTCAACTCTTTGAGTTCAATGATGAATTTACAAGAGCAAACTTTAGAAATCTCGTAGAACCGTTTTTAAGAGATGTACAAGGTAGACGAGGTGTTACAGACTTTAGCGTTATTTGTGATGAAACAAATAATACTGGAGATGTTATTGATAGAAACGAATTTAGGGCTGATATCTTTATCAAACCTGCTCGTTCTATTAACTTCATACAACTTAACTTTATTGCTACTAGAACAGGTGTTGCCTTTTCAGAAGTAGCAGGCGCATAGGAGGGATAAACAATGGCTAATATTAATGACTTTAAAGCCCGACTAAAAGGCGGTGGTGCAAGAGCTAATCAATTCAAGGTAACAATGCCTTTTCCTGGTTACGCTTCTGTTGGTGGAGAGACTGCTGACTTAGCATTCTTATGTAATGCAACATCAATACCTGGGCAAAATCTTGGTACTATTCCTGTTAATTTTAGAGGAAGAATACTTAACCTAGTTGGTGATAGAACATTTAATCCATGGTCTATTACTGTGTTAAACGATACAGACTTCAAAATTTACAGAGGTCTAGAAAGATGGATGAACGGTATGAACAATATGACTGATAACGAAGGGTTAACAAATCCTGTTGATTATCAAGTTGATATATTCATTGACCAGTTAGACAGAAACGGAACTACACTTAAATCTTATACTTTAAGAGGTGCATTCCCAACTGCTCTAGATGATATCGCACTTAACTATGGCACAAATAATGCTATTGAAGAGTTCGGTTGTTCATTTACATATCAGTATTTTGAAACAGATACTACTACATAATAAATATAAGTTATAAGGAGAATATATTATGGTACAATTACTTGGCTTCCAAATAACAAGACAAACTGACGATAGAGATAAACCGGCGGAGGCCAAACAGGCCTTCACGGTGCCATCTCCTGACGATGGTACTACAACCATATCTGCTGGCGGATACTTTGGCCAATACTTGGATATGGAAGTTACTGCTAAGAATGATGTTGATTTAATTAAAAGATATCGTGAAGTTGCTCAACATCCAGAATGTGATATGGCGGTTGAAGATATTATTAATGAGGCAATCGTTTCAGATGAAAGAGACCAATCGGTCACAGTTTCATTAGATAAGTTAGCAATTTCTGATAGTATCAAAACAAAAATTCGTGACGAGTTTGACGAAGTTATGAGATTATTAAACTTTGATGAAAAAGGTCACGACATATTCAGACGATGGTATGTTGATGGTCGTATTTACTTTCACAAAGTTATTGATCCAACCAGTCCACGAAAAGGACTAACAGAAATAAGATATATTGATCCACGAAAAATTAAAAAAGTTCGTGAGGTTTCTAAAAAACGAGATTCAAAAGGTAAAGGAATCGAAATTATAGAAAACACAGCAGAATGGTTTGTCTATAATGAAAAAGGAATATCTGCCGCAAATTCAAATGCTGGTCTTAAAATTTCTACTGATTCGATTTCATATGTAACATCTGGTGTTATTGACCAAACTAAAAATATGGTTATGGGTCATTTACACAAGGCAATTAAACCTGTCAATCAATTAAGAATGATTGAAGATGCTGTTGTTATTTACAGAATAGTAAGAGCACCTGAAAGAAGAATATTCTATGTTGATGTTGGTAATCTTCCAAAAGTAAAAGCAGAAGCATATTTAAGAGATGTTATGGCAAGATATAGAAATAAACTTGTCTATGATGCTTCAACTGGTGAGATTAGAGATGACAGAAAACATATGTCAATGCTTGAAGATTTCTGGTTACCTCGTAGAGAAGGTGCAAAAGGCACCGAAGTTACTACACTTGCAGGTGGTCAAAATCTTGGAGAAATTACAGATGTTGTATATTTTCAAAAGAAATTATATAAATCTTTAAATGTGCCTATATCAAGAATGGAATCAGAAAATGGTTTCAACATGGGCAAAGCTGCTGAGATAACAAGAGACGAACTTAAATTTACAAAGTTTGTTGCTAGATTAAGAAAAAGATTTTCTTCTCTCTTTAATGATATACTTAAAACACAATTAGTTTTAAAAGGTGTTATCACAATTGAAGATTGGAGTAAAATTAAAGAACATATACAATATGATTATCTAAAAGATGGATATTTTTCTGAACTAAAAAATGCAGAATTACTAAAAGAAAGATTAAGTCTTGCAAATGATATCAGTCCTTACATTGGTAAATATTTTTCTGTAGATTATGTTAGAAAATATGTACTAAGACAGAGTGATGAAGATATTATTGAAATTGATAATCAAATTGCTAATGAAATAAAACAAGGTATTATTGCGTCACCAGAAGGACAGACTTTGGAAGATGATGATAATACTGATATAAATAGTATGGGAGAACAATAATTATGTCTGATAATGAAAATGTAGTTAAAATGGTTAATTCACTTGCAGATGGTGATAATATTGCCGCTCAAGATGCGTTTAAAAATGCATTGTCTGATAAAATAGGACAAGCATTAGACGATAAAAGACAAACTGTTGCTAATGATTGGCTAAACAGCTCACAAGAGCTAGAGGCAATACAAGACGCTAGTGGTCTAGACAAACTAGGACAGGAACAAGAAACACCTGAACCTGTTGAGATAGACAATGATGAAGAAGAAGATGAGTAACCTATCGTTCCAGAAGTTTAAACGAGAAATATCTGAACGAATATATGGCGGACCTAAAAGAGGTGTTGAGTATAAAAAACTATCACCAAAACTAAAGGCTGCTGTTGATGCTGTTTATAGTATGATTGATAAAGCACCTGATCCTATCGTAAGTAAGATTGAAGGTATTATCACAACAGTTGCTAGAAACCACAATGTCAAAGTTTCTAGTATAGAAGATTATTTTGACAACGAATTAATAAAATAGAGGAATAAGATATGGCAATTTCGACACAAACACTAAAAGATACAAGTATTGCAACAGGTAGTGGTGCGGCTGGCGGTTTAGTTACTGTTTTGGTTAATATGAACGCTAATACTGCAGCTGATTCACTTATAC